GTTCCTGATGAAAAAATTGATCTCGTTGATGAGCTTGCTGGTAAAGTTGAAGAACTTGAAAGTAAACTTAACGAAGAAATTGAGCGTGGCATTTCTTATGCTAAAGCTCTCGTAGAATCTCGCAAAAATGAAATCACTCGTGAAATTTGCGAGGGTCTCACGACAACTCAAGTTGAAAAAATTAAAATGCTCGCAGAGAGTGTTGAATTTTCCACAGAGGAAGAATATACAGAAAAACTTGTAACAATTCGTGAGAACTATTTTCCATCTGGTGTTAAAAAAGCCAATGAAGAACAATTGCACGAAAAAGTAGAAGATACTGATACAAAACAAGTCAATATCAATGATCCATTTGTTGCCGCAGTATCACAAGCAATTTCTAAAACAAAGATTTAAATAAAATAAAATAGGAGACACTTAAATGTATTTGTCAGAATCATTACAAAAAAAATGGGAAGGTGTTCTGGATCATCCAGACCTTGACCCAATTAAAGATCCATACCGTAAAGCTGTTACAGCTATAATTCTTGAAAATCAAGCTCAAGAAATGCAAAAAGCTGCTGGCATTCTTAACGAAACAGGTTCGCCAACAAACTTTGCTGGTACAGGCGGTTTTAGTGGCAGTGCTGCTGCTGCAGGTCCAGTTGCTGGTTTCGATCCAATCTTAATTAGCTTGGTTCGCCGTTCATTGCCAAACCTAATTGCTTATGATGTCTGCGGTGTTCAACCAATGACAGGCCCAACAGGTTTAATTTTCGCTATGCGTTCACGCTTTGCTTCACAAAGTGGTGCAGAAGCATTCTTTAACGAAGCTAATACACAATTTTCCGGTGCCAACACAGCACTGACAGCTGCTGTTGCTTCTCAATTGACCTCTTTAGGCATTGCTGCTAACACAACTGAAACTTTCACATCTAACGCACAGCCTGCTTTAGCAATGACAACCGGTTCTGCTGAAGCTCTCGGCGATGGCGCTTCTGGTAACACATTCCAAGAAATGGCATTCTCTATTGAGAAAGTTACCGTAACTGCTCGCACTCGTGCTTTGAAAGCAGAATATTCTATGGAATTGGCACAAGACCTTAAAGCAGTTCATGGTTTAGATGCTGAAACTGAGTTAGCAAATATTCTTTCTACGGAGATTCTCGCTGAAATTAACCGTGAGGTTATTCGTACCATCTATGGCGTTGCTAAGTTAGGTGCACAAGTTGGTACAACGACTCGTGGTGTTTTTGACCTTGACACCGATTCTAACGGTCGCTGGATGGTTGAAAAAGTTAAAGGTCTTGCGTTCCAATTAGAGCGTGAAGCCAATACAATCGCCAAGACAACTCGCCGCGGTAAAGGTAATATTGTAATCTGCTCATCTGATGTTGCTTCTGCATTTGCAATGTCTGGTATTCTAGATTACAACTCCGCTCTCCAAGGCCAAGTTAATTTGACGGTTGATGATACTGGCAATACGTTTGCTGGTACATTGTTTGGCCGTATCAAAGTGTATATTGACCCATACTTCCCAGCTGGTTCTACAAATGAATTTGCTGTTGTAGGTTATAAGGGTTCTAATGCTTATGACGCTGGTTTGTTCTACTGCCCATATGTTCCATTGCAAATGGTTCGTGCAGTTGACACTGGTACCTTCCAACCAAAGATTGGCTTCAAAACTCGTTACGGTTTAGTTGCCAATCCATTTGCAGAAGGCACAGACCAAGGTCTAGGCGCTTTGAATGCTCAAAGAAACAACTACTATCGTTCTTTTGCAATTAAGAACCTAATGTAATTTGTTTTAAGTCCTATAATAATAAAAAAAACGGACTAATTGACAGAGGCATCGCAAGATGCCTCTTTTTTTAACTTATAAATAACCATATGACTGCGTTGAATAGAAATCCGCCCAATCCAAATCCATTACAACCAAATAAATTTTTATTAACATTTGGTAGAATACCTAATGTGCAATACTTTTGCCAAAATGTTACAGTGCCAGGCATTTCATTATCAGAGGTTGTGCAAACAAATCCGTTTGTCGATATCTATTCTCCTGGCGAAAAAGCTATCTATGATCTTTTAAATATTACATTTATTGTTGATGAGGAACTATTAGGTTGGAAAGAAATACATGATTGGATTCGTGCTATGACTTTTCCAAAAGAATTTCAAGAATACAGAAAATTAAGAACACTCAATAAATATAATTCGGCCTCTAATGATTTACGTAATAACTTTCCACAATTCTCTGATGCTTCACTTATTCTTTTTTCATCATCAAACATACCATATTATCGTTTTAAATTCAACGAAACTTTTCCTACAACTCTATCCACATTCATTATGAATACACAGGATGGGCCAGATAACATTATAACCGCCGATGCTACATTTCGGTATAGTTATTATGACATTGAAAAACTTTTTTAATGCCGCTTGACAAAATTTAATAATTAATGTAAACTCCTTTAAATGAGGAGCATTATTTTATGAAGCAAATTGATGAATTATTGGAAGAATGGTGTAAAGATTCCAATATTGATAGAACGGAACCCGGTAAAGCATTGTTAGATATACCTAAACTACACAGTAAATATCTAAACATATTGTCTAGGCATCGTTTGCTTGCTAAAGAAACTGAATTTAAATATAATAAATGGAAAAAATTAAAATGGGAATACTATACTGGTAAACTCGACAATGATGAATTGGCCAAACATGGTTGGTTACCATTTCCATTTGTTCTTAAATCTGATATCAGTACATACTTAGAAAGTGATGAGGATTTAAATAGATATCAAGCACAAAAGGTAATGCATGATGAAATTGTTGATATCTGTCAAAGTATTTTAAAAGAGTTAAACAACCGAACATGGGAACTTAGGTCGTTCATTGATTGGGAAAAATTCATACAAGGTGTATAATTAGGTAACAATATTTGTTTTGTTACAATAGTGAAATGGTTAAAAAGTGGAAGAGCTCAATATATCTAAATTAAATGAAGCTTTTATAAAAGTAAATTGCGATAAAGGTGTAGCACAAGAGCTACATTCTTATTTTTCTTTTAGAGTTCCGGGCTATCAATTTGTACCTGCTTATAAAAATAAATTATGGGATGGTTACATAAAATTATTTTCATTAAAAGATTTTACCATATATCACGGTCTTGTTACTTACATTGAAAAATTTTGTCAAGAACGAAATTATAAAGTATTTATTGACACGGATATCGATGCTACAGAAAACTTTTCTGTTGTAGAGGCAAAACAGTTTATTGATACACTAAATTTACCACATGAGATTCGTGATTATCAATTTAAAGCATTTATACAGGCTATTCGTAATAAACGAATATTATTGTTATCACCAACTGCTTCAGGAAAATCACTTATCATTTATACAATTATTAAATGGTTACAAGAAGCGGACTTTAAAAAAGGTTTATTAATTGTACCAACAATTTCATTAGTTCATCAAATGTATAAAGATTTTGAATCTTATGGATATAATTCCAAAAATAATTGTCATATGATTTATCAAGGCCAAGATAAACATACAGACAAATTTTTAATAATTTCTACTTGGCAATCTATTCATAAAAACGATAAAAAATACTTTGAACAATTTGATTTTGTTTTAGGTGATGAAGCACATCAATTCAAAGCTAAATCATTGACAACCATTTTATCGGGTTGTTCAAACGCTAAATATAGAATAGGCACAACAGGTACATTAGACGAAATACAAACACATCATCTAATATTAGAGGGTTTGTTTGGTCCAGTTTATAAAGCAACTACAACATCTAAACTGATTGAAAAAGGTCAACTTGCAGATTTTAAAATTAAATGCCTAATTTTGAAATATAATGAATCATTATGTAAAGAAGCTCGTAATTGGGATTACAATGAAGAAAAAAACTTTATTGTATCTCATAAACCTCGAAATGACTTTATTAAAAATTTAACTCTATCATTAGAAGGCAACACACTTGTATTGTTTCAGTTGGTAGAAAAACACGGAAAAGAACTGTATGAATCTATTAAAGTTGAGGCAAAAAATAGGCATGTGTTTTTTGTGTTTGGCGGCACCGATGTTGAAGTTCGAGAATCGGTTCGTTCAATTACTGAAAAAGAAAAAGATGCTATTATTGTGGCATCTTATGGCACTTTTTCTACTGGTGTTAACATTCGCAATTTACACAATATCATCTTTGCAAGTCCTTCTAAGTCAAGAATTCGTAATCTGCAATCTATTGGCCGTGGATTACGCATAGGTGATAATAAGACAGAAGCCGTTTTATTTGATATTGTTGATGACTTTCGTATAGGCAAATTTTTGAATTACACTATAAAACATTTTATTGAAAGAGTAAAAATTTACGATGAAGAAAAGTTTAAATATAAGTTTTATAATATAGAACTCAAAAATGGAACAGACAACAAATAACAACATCAAAATTGTTCGCCTGCAATCAGGCGAAGATGTTATTGCGGACTACATCGAAAAAGAAGATGGTGAAACCGCAATCTTAGATAACCCAATGCATTTAGTATTTAAAAGAGTATCTAGCGGGCAAACAATATTATTGATGATGCCATGGTTACCAATTGAAATTATTAAAAACAATCATGCTTTAATTTACACCGCCGATATTCTTACTATCATAGATCCAAAAGACGATTTAATTGAATATTATGGTGATGTTGTTACTGAAGCACATAAACGAATGGAAAAAGAATCATCATTTTACAATATAAATGAAGCAAAACAAAATAATGAAACAGATGTTGAGCAAGAATTTGATTTTAATGAAATCTTTGAGGAATTAAAAGAAAGAAAAAAAGGAAACTTGCATTAATGAGTTTATTTGAGTATAATGATGCCAATATGAAAATGGCCTGCAAATTAATCGTTAAACACTTAACACCAGATTTACTTCCTAAAAAATGGGTAGAGCGTAATGCTTCTAACCTAATGTTTGGTCACTGTCATACAGCATCCGCTTGTTTACAGAAATTATTTGGTAGCAAGAATATTAAACTATGTAGAGGACTAGATGATGAAGGCATTTGGCATTGGTGGGCTATTACAGTTGAGGGCAATAGAATTGACTTGACTGCTGACCAATACTATTCACAAGGTCGTGTACCACCTTACGGAAGTGGAACTAAAGCTTCAATGCTTGGTTTTGACTATCGTAAAAGGGTCTATAAATTAATGGAAGTAGTTAAAGCAGATTTACTTTCAAACGGAACACCGCTACTGTAACATCTGTCAAGATAAAAATGAGGCAAACATGAGTGAAAAGAAAACAAAACATTATGTGAACAACGCCGATTTTTTGGCTGCACTAATTGAATATAAGAAGAATTGTGATGAAGCTAAAAAGAAAAAAAAGCCAGAACCACAAATACCAAATTATATAGGCGAATGTTTTTTAAAAATTGCAGATCATCTATCACGCAAACCCAATTTCATATCATATTCTTTTCGTGATGAAATGATCGCTGACGGCATTGAAAACTGCCTAATGTATTTCCGTAATTTTGATTCTGATAAATCTAAAAATCCATTTGCTTACTTTACGCAAATTATTTACTATGCTTTTCTTCGCCGTATCATGAGAGAAAAAAAACAATTATATGTAAAATATAAAGCTACGGAACAAGTTGGCATATTAGATGAATTTGAAATGTTAGAAGATTCTGATGGCCATATTCGTCAATTTAAGTTGTATGATAATATCTCTGAGTTCATTCATAATTTTGAAGAAAATAAACGCAAGAAAAAAGAAGGTAAAATCAAAGGATTAGAAAAGTTCATTGAAGAAGATTTGCCTGATTGTGCTTGACATTATGATAAAAAAAGTTACAATGAATAAATTTAAAATAGAGCATCACGTTAAACATTTACAAGATTTACACAATAAGTTGGCCAAAAAAATTGTTGAAGAAGAAACACATTATGGCAATTGTACAACTATTGCAATTCTAAAAAAGAAAAAACTCAAATTAAAAGATGAAATAGAAAGTTTTAAAAGTCAAACGCAATGAAATTATGCATATTGGGTGATGTACATATAGGAGTTCGAGGAGACTCGCTAGATTTTCACAAATACTTTCAAAAGTTTTATGACAAAGTATTTTTTCCCTGTTTGATTGAAAACAATGTTAAAGTTGTTTTTCAGATGG